CGGTCTGCTGGGACACCCGGAAGAGCTCGTCGAGCTTGGTGCCCTGCTGGTCGGCGGTGACGCCGAACTGGTTGAACAGGCCGGTGGCCGCCTCGACGTTGGCGTTGAGGTCGGTGTCCGTGATTCGCGAGAGGTTCACGAACTGGGTGGTGAGATCCTCAAGCGGCTTGCCGGTCAGGCCGAGCCGCTGGTTGACGGTCGAGATGGCGTCGGCGACCGTGTCCATCGAGGCGGGCACCTGGGCAAGCACGTTCTTGAACGAGCCCTGCAGCCCGTCGAGGGCCTGGCCGGTCTGACCGGTGGAGATGCGGATCTTGTCGAACGCCGAGTCGAACGAGGCGCCGATCTGCTCCAGACCGACCACCGCGCCGATGGCGAACGCCGGGGCGATGGCTGCCTTGATCGCTGCGCCCCACCCAGACGCCTTCGAGACGAGCCCTTTGCCGGCCTGCTCGACCTCGGAGTTGAACCCGGAGAAGTCGCCCTGGACGTCGATGGAGGCGGTGCCGGCTGATGCCATGGTTCACACCCCCATCAAGGCCATGCGGATCGAGTCGAGCGTCATGCGCTCAGGTGGTTCCGGGTCGGGCTCGGCGACATCGAACGGACGCGGCACCCGGAGCCGGTCAGGGATCGGGATCTTCCGCTGCGTCGACTCGTCGAGGTGCAGGCGGCCCGACCAGATGACGGCGCTACGCACCTCGTGCGCCATCTCGATCTGGGTGGCCGCCAACTCCTCGCCGATGCCCCAGTAGTTGTGCATCCCCGACTCGGGCGGCAGGCCGTAGACGAGGCTGTGGAGCCGGCGCACGCCGAGCGGCTCGGAGCCGTAGCAGTCGGCGGCGAGGTCCCGGTTGTAGAAGCGGGCGAAGTCCGCCTCGAGCGTGGACCAGTGTTCGGTCAGGTCCCGGTCGAGGCGGATGCTTCCCCCACGTTCGTGCCGTACAGCGAGGCGATCTCCTCCAGGTCCTGCACGCTCGGCCTCGCAGCGCGCAAGAACTCCTCGGCACGGTCGCCGAGGAGTTCGCGGAGGGCGGGGATGATCTTCTGATCCTGGAACGCCTCGACGAACGCCAGCGGCAGCTCGACGGGCAGGACGAACTCCACGCCGTCGACGACGACGACGGGAGGCTCGCCCGCTTGTTCCAGGCGCGCGGCGCGGCGCGCGGTGAGGTCGACGCGACGCTCCATCAGGAGGCGTGGCCCATGGCGGCGTCGGCGAACACGGCGGCCCACGGCTGCGTGGAGCCAGAGCCCAGCGCGGCGACGGTCAGCTCGAGGCCGGCGGCGTCGGTGCGCTTGAACACGATGTCGGCCACGTTGGTGACCAGGGCCCGTGTCAGCCAGTAGCGGTGGACGATGGAGCCGTCCTGCACCTCGAGGCCGACCATGCGCTCGTCGATGTACGACGCCGCCGGCGGGGCGTAGGTGAAGATGCCGGAGCCGGGCGACGTCTCCGTGATGGTCCCGCCGCCGAAGGCCATCTCGAAGGTGGTGGCGTTCCACTGCTGCAGCCGGAACTTCCACTCCAGCGACCGGCCGTTGACGATGCGCCGGATCGTGTAGAGCGACTGCCACTCCTTGATCTCGGTGATGTCCATGCCCGGCGTGATCGTGGGGCCGTCCTCGGAGATGGAGCCGAGCGGGACCCATCCGGCCGGCCAGCCGCCGGCGGTCGTGGTCGGGACCGTGGTGCCGACCGGGGCGGTGAGGAGGGTGCCGGTGACGCCGACGCGGACCTCGGTGGAATCGGTGGCGATGGTGAGTGCCATGGAGGGCGTCTCCCTTGTGTGGCGGCGCGCCGGGGCGTCCGGGTGCCGGGCTTGCTACTCAGCCGCCGGTCAGGCGACGGAGGACGGGGACCGCACGTAGACGGTGCAGTCGAATCGCCACCGGGGCTTCGGTGGCGAGTAGTCGGTGTCGTCCTGCTCGGCGAAGAAGCCGAACCGGACGGCGGTCACCTGCCCGAGCACCGTGTCGTAGGAGGGCAGCTCCGTAAGCACGGCCTGGGCGGTCGCGGCGAGAGTCCAGGCTTGGGCCGTGGACCCGCCGAAGGCGTCGATCTGGAAGAGCGGAGCGTCGAAGAACAGGAGGTCGGACTGCACCGGCGAGCCGGCGATGCGCAGCACCCGCAGGAGGGGGAACACCGGGTCGTTGGGCGGGATGTGCGAGTAGACCCGCTGCCCGACGAGAGCGGTGATCTCCGAACGGCTGCGCAGGTACTGCGAGACGAGCGCCTGGGCGTCGGCGAGGAGAGCGGCCATCACTTCTCCTCGAACTTGAGGCCGAGCGACGAGACGGCCTTGCGGAGCGGCGCCTGGGGCGGGTTGTTGATCGACCCCCACTCGATGAGATGCCCGAACGACCAGCGAGTGCCGACAGTCATGACGGTGCCGTTCTCGCCGACGGACACGTCGAGCACCTCCAGCGTCCTGGAGAAGCGCCGCGAGGAGGAGATGCCGGCGGCGGTGCCGATAATGGCATCGGCGGTCTGCTTCATGACGGCCGTCATGCCCGGGGTCGCGCCGAGCTCGGCGGCGAGGTTCGGGTTGGGCGTGAACTTCGAGGCCATCAGCCGGCCCGCTTGACGGCGGCCTGGAGGTGCGTGACGCGCCGCAGCCGCGGATTGAAGTGGGCGGCGGGCACGCCGTCGACCTGGTAGGTGACGCCATCGACGACGACCCGGTCGCCGCCGTCGAGGCTCACGTCGGGCGGGAGGAAGAGGACGGGCGTCTGGATATGGACGGTCTCGTCGGCGTTCTCGGTGCCGGGCGTGAACGACAGGAAGCACGGGCTCGTCGTCGTCGTCGTTACTTCGGCGGGATCGCCGTAGGGGTCGGGCGCGCCGGAGTCAGCGACATGCGTGATCGTGCACGTCTGGGTCATAAGGCGGGTCGGGTCCATCAGAGCCCGCGGGGCGTGACCGTTCCTGCCGTGCGCCCGTAGCGGCGTCGGACGCTGCGGCGCTCATCGTCGGTGAGGGTGGCGCCGATGGAGCCGGCGTACGTGACGCTGTAGCCCCCGAGCGACTCCTGGGTGACGCCGCCAACGGGGGATGCGATCGATCGGGCGGCCACCTGCAGGCAGAGTGACCGCAGGCCTTTGGGGACCGCCGAGGCGCCGAAGTCGTAGCTCACGGTGACGATGGCGCCCGGGCCACCCCAACCGCCCCAGCCGAGGGTGATGTCGCTGACCGCGCCCTGCGGGAGTGACCATTCCTCGTCCCAGTCCCAGTCCTGCCCGGCGTTGGGGAGGGCGGCGCGCCGGGTGATGTAGGACGAGCCGGTGGGCCAGCGCCACGATCCAGCGGCGAGCACGGTGCCGTCGAGCTTGACCTGCGTGACAGCCGCTACGGGCCGTTGCGGCAGTTCGAGGTCGGGCCCCCAGACGCCGGCGAGGTTGACGGTCGCGGTGCCGGCCTGGACGGTCTGGCCGATCTCGTCCTGGATGGCCACCGTGGCCAGGTCGAGCAGGTAGTCGGCCTGGGCGACCTCGAGCGGCTCGGTGATCTCGCGACCGAGGTAGACCTGGAGATCACCGAGGTTGGCGAACGCCATGAATCACCTCCTGCACGTCGGCGGTCATGCGTAGGGCGTCGACCTCGTCGGGGTCGGTGGTCTCGTAGACGTGGTTCGTGAACGTCACAGAGCGGCCACGACGGGAGAACCGGACGAGGTGGTCGGGCCAGGGGCTACGGAAGCGGACCGGCTGCCCGAGCGGAACGAGCGGAGCCGGGTCGGTGTGATCGACGAGGGCCCGCATGAGCCGGGGAATGAGGCGGGCGTCGTGATAGCGGGCGACGAGCGCTTCGGATTCCGGCGACCCGCGCAGGTCGGGCGCTGGATGTGGATGCCAGAGGTGCCAGAGCTCGCCGTCGAGGTAGCTGGGCTCACCGACGAGGGTGAGAAGGGCGAGGGCGAGGGAGACGTCCTCGCCGCCCCAGCCCCGGAACCGGTCGTCGACGCCCCGCACGGTGTCGAACGCTTCGGTTGGCAGCACGGTGATGCCGCCGCCGGCCACCGCCCCGTACGTCGGTCTCGCCAGCCGACCGCCGGGTTGCCCTCCCGCCAGCACGGCGTCGCTGGCGCGCTCGCTGAGTCGGTGTACGACCCGGTGCGGGACTACCCATCGGGCGCCGGAGCGCACGGCGCGCATGGCGGTGGTGACCACTGCGGGGTCAGTGAAGCTGTCGGCGTCGGCCAGGATCAGGAGATCACCGGTCGCCCGGGCCCTGGCGTCGGCGATCGCGGCGCCCTTCGACCAGGGTTCGCCGCATCGCCCCTCGATGAGCTCCCAGTCGCCGTGGTAGCGCCGGTAGTGCTCGAGGACGTAGGTGAGGTTGCGGTCCCGGTAGCTGCAGCCGGGTCCGCCGTAGGGCACGAGGATCGAGACCGCCACAGCTCACCCGGACGGCCAACGCAGATACGGCGCAGGGTCGTACACCATGCCCCCGTCGAGAGGGGAGAGGTACCAGAAGTGCTCTCGGAAGACGTCGTGGATGACCTGTTCGCCGTAGGCCTCGATGAGGGCGCCGTACTGGCGCCAGTGGGCGCCAGCCGTCTCTGAGAGCGTCGTGGCGGCATAGGCGGCGGCGCCGTTGCGTGCCTTGCGGATCATCTGCTCGGCCGAGCGATACGGGAAGTGCCGTAGTTCGGTCCGGGCGTCGAGCACCTGCGCGCCTGATGGCAGGTCGACGCCGTGGTTGCCCTGGTGGATCATGGCGTCACGCTGCCACCGGAAGGCGACCTTGGGCATGGCGCCGGGTTGACGCTGACGCCACATCATGCGGCGGAAGGGGTCGGGCTCCTCTGCAGGGTCGAGGGCCGTGGCGAAGTGATTGAACAGCGTGGCCGGCACCACGTTGACCTCGGGTGGGAGCCCGGCGAACACCTCACGGAGACGGCCCCAGTGGGAGTACCAGACCTCGTCGGCGTCGAAGGGGACGATCCAGTCGGCGCCATCCCGGGCGGCCCGACCGGCGAGCCGGGTCATCTTCTCGGACTGGTAGTAGGCGGGTTCCTCATCCCTGAGCACGTCGAGGGGAAGCTCATGGGTGAGCTTGTCGAGGATCTCTGTCGTGCCGTCGATCGACCCGTTGTCGGCGACGATGATGCGGTCGACCTCGCTGGCGAGATGCCGAAGTGTTCCCTCGATGACGTCGGCCTCGTCCTTGACCATGGAAACGGCGAATGTGGTCATATCAGTACCCGACGCCGACACGGTGAAGGCCGACGTGTGTAACTCGGGGAAGGTCGAGACGAGCGCCCCAGACGCCGAACCAGTGAGTCGGGTTGTCCTGCAGGTAGCGGATCGTGAATGTGCCCTCGGAGAAGCGGCACTGCGGCCATCCTCGGCGGCACAGGTCGGTCCGGTAAAGCGACGGGTTGGTGGTGAACCAGCGGCGCTGGTTGACCCAGACGTCGACGCCGTCGGTCACTTCGTGGTAGTCCTCGATGTGGAGGGCGAGAATGTCACCGGCGGCCTGTTCCTCGGCGTTGACCGGTTGGCGCTTGAGCGACAGCTGGGCGACCTCGGGGTGCCGTTCGAGGACGCCGATCATGCGGTCGACCGGGACGGGCTCGTTGTACGTGAAGTCGAGCTCGCAGTGGAACACGTAGTCGCAGCCGGTGGCGAGCGCCTCGTCCCAGGCTTTCTGGACGGCGCCGGCGAAGCCGAGCTGGTGATCGCGGTCATCGATGACAACGGTGGCGTCGGGCTCGGGTAGATGCTTGCTGATCGAGTAGAGCGAGGCGGCGTGGTAGTCGTCGCGCCCGTCACCGATGTAGATGTGGCACACGCTCACGCGACGTTGACTCCGTGGGTGCGATGGTCGGCACGGTCGAGGCGGTACGTCCACGTCTCCTCGGGGACGGTGAGGAAGAAGGCGCCCTGGTCGGCCATGCGGTTCCAGAGTGCCCAGTCCTCGTAACGCTCGTCACCAAAGCAGCCGGCGCGCCGGATGGCTTCCGTCTTCACGAGGACCGTGATCGGGAAGATGCCGTGCCGCCTGAGCGCCTCGCGGTCGTAGGGACGGTTGCAGTAGCGGGGCGGGATGGGCGTGCCGGCGAACCGGCAGTAGGAGACGACCACGGTGGCGTCGGCCCGATGGGCGACACCGTGCAGGATCTCGATGTGGCTGGCGTCAAGAAGGTCGTCGTCGTCGAGGAAGGCGACCCACTCGGTGGTGACGCCGGTCAGGAGCTCGTTGCGGACGGCGGCGGGCCCGCGGGCTCCATGGTCCACGCCGATCAGATGAGCGACGGGAGGCATGGTCTGCCATGCGACGGTGGCCATGGCCTCGGCCAGCACGTCACCCCGTGACGGGAGGCTGGGGGTCACGACGGTGACGGGTGCAGCCACAGATGGCGTCTCCTCTTGAACATCGCTCGTCCGCGGGCCATGCGATCCCACTGGGCGTCGTAGAGCTCGTCCGTCGGCGCCTTCCCCCAGTTGGGGTGGAGGTGCTCGACGATCGAGCCCCAGGCGAACGCCCAGGCGCCCCGCACCTTGGCCGTCTGGACGAGCTCGTCGTCCACATACTCGTGGGGGTAGCCCTCGAAGAAGACCTTGCCCGGTTCGTCGATGAGGCCGTGCTGCTCGACGTAGGTCCGCCGAACGAGGCTGTGGGTGGAGTGGCGGCCTTCCTGGACCCGAGGGTTGCCGAGGTCGTTGGTGCCCACGACGCCGACGGCGGGATCGGTCATCTCGACCAGGGCGGCCGACAGCCAACCGGGGTGGAAGTGCAGGTCGTCGGCGCCGGTGAACAGGAACGGCTCAGCCGTCTCCTTGAGCGCCGTGTTGACCTTGATGGCGTAGTCGCCGTCGCCGTTCGGCGAGATCACCAGCCGTTCGGCGCCGGCGCGGTCGACAGCCTCGATCTCGGCGTCGTCGCCGGCCGTGCACATGAACAGGAGCCGGTGCGGCTCGGGCGTTGCTGCCCGCAGGGACTCGATGAGCGGGACGACCCGGTGCGGGCGTCGCAATACGGGTACGACGACCACGCAGGTCGTCCCGCCTTCGAGCATCAGGAAGCGGCGGCGGGCTCGAGCACCGCGAACGGGTACCGGGTGGAACCGTTCGGGTTCACGAGGTTGATCGGGTTGGGCAGCGCCCACGCGACCCGGAAGACGACGCGCAGGGCGACCATGTCCTGCTGGGCCAGGTTGTACTGGATGACCCCGGAGCCGTCGGTGATGACCGCCTGGTCGAGCACCTTGTAGGTGATGTCCTGGCGGATCGCCCACACGAGCTGCGACCAGTCGCCGCCGAACAGCAGCGACCGGGTCTGGTCGATGGCGCCGTTGAGCGGGAACTTGATCGGGACGCCGTCGAGCGTGTAGTTGGCCCGCGGCTGCAGGCTCGGATCGCCCTGCAGGGTCTGCAGGAAGATGGGCTGGCCGGTGGTGTCCTTGAGACCACGCAGGCGGCCTCTCATCTGGAGAGCGGCGGCGAAGCCGGTCACCATGAAGCCGTCTTCCTCGACGAGGCTCTCGACGCCGCCCTCGGAGAGGATGTCCTCCCAGATGGCGCCGATCTCGCCCTTGATCACGTCGTGGCCGGCGTTCTCGCAGCCCTGCTCGATGTTCACGGGCCACGACGCCGGAGCGTTGATGCCGTAGAGCACGGCCTGGTCGAAGGCCTTGCCGATGGCCGACGTGATGGCCGGGCGCATCTCGCCGAAGATGTCGTAGTCCGCGTCGTCGAGGACCGCCTCGGAGATGGGCGCGATGACGGCCAGCTCCTCGACGTTCAGGAAGACGTTGGACCAGTTCATCTCGGTGGTCTGCTTCTGGCCGGTGTCGCCGGACACGAAGTAGGCCGTCGGGAGGACGGACACGACGGGGAGGCGCCGCTGGGCGCGGCTCATGTCGGGCAGGCGGCGGCCCAGGGACATCACCACGGAGTCCTCGGCGACCGTGCCGAGGATCTCACGCGAGACGTCCTCCGGCATGAGCGCTTGGGCTTCGCTCCGGGTGATCTGCGAGTTGTAGGTGGCCATGACTTCTCCTTCGGAGGGGGACTAGCGACCCGCCATCTGGCGGATGTGGTCGTTGATGGAGGTCCCTGAGGACGGCTTCGCGCCCCCTCCGGGCAATCCGCCAGGCCGCGCCCCCGCCGGAGCGAGGTACGGCTTGGCTTTCACCAGCGCGTCGATCGCCGACGTGATGGCCTTGACATCGGGCTCCCCGCTCTTGTCGAGGAACTGGTCGAGATCACCGAGCAGCGCAGCGGCGTCACCGGGGTCGGCGAGCTTGCCGGCGGCGGCGGCGCGGATCTCGGACCGCAGGAGCCGGGAGTTGGCCTCGGCCAGCGCCTCCTGGCGACCGGCGGCCTTCGCTTCCGCGACCGCTTTCTCCTGCTCGGACATGGTCGCCTTGCGCAGCTTGTCGAGCTCGTCGGCGTGGGCCTTCGCCAGCTTCTCGGCCGCCCGGCGCGCGGCGCGCTCTTCGTCGAGGGCCTTCTTGCCGGCGTCCCCCAGATCGGGCGGGTCCGCTGGCGCCGGCGGGTCGGCGGGGTCGGCCGGCGGGGTGGGCGGGTCGGCGGGGTCAGCCATCGCGGCTTCCTCCTGGGGTTCGGCCCCGGCATCGCGCCGCGGCGGGTTAGTCGAGCTCGTGCTCGTCGGTGAAGTGGTCGGCGCCGTTGGTCAGCACCGGTCCCAGTTCGCCGTGCTGGTGGATCGCGGCGGAGATGCCGTCGCCATGGACGACGTCGTTCTCCAGCCGCCCGGTGAACGAGTGGCGGTCTGCGCCGAGGAGAGGCTCGACGGTGCAGCCGCACCGATTGTGGAGCGGCATCAGCTCAGCCGTGTGGTAGCGCTGCCCGGAGACGAGCGAGCAGAAGTCGCATGCGCCGCCGTCGGGGACCCGCTGGAAACCGACGATCCGATCGTCCGCTTCGGCGTAGGCCGCCGAAGCTGCCCGCGACGAGAGCGCCACGTCGGTCTCTGCCGTCGAGACCGCCCGGGCGAACCCAGCGCGGACGGCGTCGACCCACGGCACCCCCTTGCCGAGCGCGGTCCACACGTTCACGAACGGCCGGGCGTACACGTCGGCCGGTGTCGCTCCGTTGCGGACAGCGGCACCGGTCAGGTCGGCGAGATCCAGGTCGGCGAGTTGGCCCCTCGAGAAGCGGGCCATGTAGGCGTTCGTCGATCGGACCGCCTGGCGTTGGCCGGACTGCACCAGCGGGACAGCCTGGTCGACGAAGCGGGCGACGTCCGCCTCGTCGTAGGAACCGAGCCGGGTCCAGACCGTGCCCACCCGGTTCGACGTCGTCGCACGAAGATGGGCGAGCTGCTGCTGGTACCGAAGGGTGAGGAGCGACGGCATCAGCCGCTAGGGACCTGCTTCACGACCGGGAAGCCCGTCTTCGGGCTGACCGGCTCACCCGGCGGCAGGGGTTGCCCCTGCAGGCCCGGGATCGTGCCGGGCGCCGCCTGCAGCGGCGGGGGCGACAGGAGTGCCTCGTCGAGGCGCATGGCCTCGAAACGCTCGATCTGCTCCGGGGTGTAGCCCAGATCCTCCCAGAGCTGCCGCTGCGGCACGCCGAGGGCCTGCTTCTTCAGTGTGGCGTCCACGTGCTCGGCCTCGGTACGCGACTCGGGGTCGGCCCAGATCGTCTCCAGCGACGTTGCCTTGCCGAGCGGCGTGTCGGCGATCTGCCCGGCGATGCGCATGACCTCTTCCCAGCCGGCGCCGAACTGCCCCTGACGCCGGCGCACCTTGGCCACCAGACCGGTCTCGGCCGCCTTGATGGACTCGCCCGACAGCCGGTCGGCTGAGGCGTTGAGGTAGTGCGGCGGCGTGCGGCTGATCGACGCGACGTGCTGGATGACCATGTCGACGGCCTTGACGAAGTTGCTGAGGTCGGCCGCGGTGAACTGGCCGAACTGCGAGTCGGGGTTCTCGAGCCACCACAGCCGACCGGCGCCGGCCTTGAAGTCGGGCTGGCGCACGGCGTTGGTCTCGGGGTCCGTGTCGGGCTCGTAGCCGGTGAGCCAGCGCTGCGGGTAGGCGGCGAACTCCGATGCGGTCAGGAGGTCGGCCACGAGCTTGTTGACGGCGTCCTGGAGCGGCATCACGGAGGCGATCTCGCTGTGGGCACCCCAGCCGACCTTCGGGCCGCGGAACAGGCGGGGACGGTTCAGGAGCTCGACGACAGGGACGACGCCGAGCGGGTTGGGCATGCGCCCGTCGATGTCGACGTTGCCGAGCGTCGTGTCCGGCTGCCACTGGCGCCGTAGCGGATCGACCGAGTCGCTGCTCTTCGAGCGCGACCGGAAGACGTAGACGTCGCCCGGCAGGAACAGCTCGGCCCGCTCGTAGCCGTCGTCGCCGCAGTACGAGCGCAGCGCCGCCATGCGCCGGCGGCGGAACTTCGGGTGGTAGGCAACGACCGTGCCGACGGCGGAATCGACGGTGATCTCGGGCGGGGCGGCGCTGGAGTCGTCGCGGTACCAGACGGTGACGTAGCTGGCGCCCTGGACGAGGGCGTCGGTGTGGGCGAGCTGCGCCTGCAGGTCGAGCTCGTTGTCCTCCCAGATCCGCTTCGCGTCACTGTCCGCCTTGGCCCCACCGGATGGCTCGGGCACCCGGAACCCGGTGACGTTGAGGCGCTCCTCGACGGCGTCGACCACGACACCGCACCAGTTGTCGGAGAAGGCCCGGAAGAGGCCGCCGAACGCCTCGAGGAACTTCTCGGAGGCAAAGGCCAGATTGTGGGCACCGTCGTAGTAGTTCGCCGCCTTGGTGATGATGCGGCGCCGGCCGACGATCTCCCCGTAGAGGCGCTTCACCCACACGAGCGGGTCGACGGGCTGCGCGACGTCGGCCATGCGAGCCTCCCGGCTAGGTACTGCCGCCCCTCATGCGCTGCGGCTTCTCGGTCAGCGCACCGGCGGCGATGGCGTCCCCTCGCGCTTCCCACGAGAGCACACCGGCCATGGCCGCATCGATCTTCCTCGGCGACCCTCGCCGATCCTTCTGGATCGACCACATCGGTCGCCCCTCATCGTCCTTCACGAGCAGCGGCATCCGCCGCGCGTTGGCCACGTGGCGGGCCATGACCTCGTCGCCGTCATGCGTGAGATCGCCGGCGACGATGGCTGAGCGGAAGTTCCGCACCGCCCAGGCGATCTGGCGGGGCCGGTTCGTGAACCAGTCGATGACGACCTTCTCGCCGTACCGGCCCCGCCACCCGTCTCGGAGGCTGTCGATGTACTGCGGATCGATGTAGACCCGCCAGACCCGCCACCGGTCGAAGGCCTCGGACAGCGCGCCGTCGGCGACCGCGAAGTCGTGCTCGTAGTCCTCGTCGGCGTTCTCCGGCCGCTCGATGATGGCCAGCGGCCACTGGTGCCCCTGCTCGACGTCGGTGGCGACGATGGCCAGGGCGTCGTCGAAGCGGGCGCCGTCGACGCCGATCACGATCAGCGACCGGTCGGCGACCACGACGGTCGAGTCCGCCCGGGCCGCCCAGTCCTCGACCGAGAACGCCACCGACTCGCCGGCGTGGATGCGGTTCAGGAAGAACCGTTCCGCCTGCGCGGCATCGTGGGCGATGAGCGCCTCGACCTCGACGTCCACGCGATCGAGATCAACCCACCCGCGCCACCGGCCGTCGGGGTCGTCCCGGCACGAGTCCCGGTAGACCGAGCGCATCACCTTGCGGCGCTCCCGCTTGTTCCGCACCGACCCGGCGATCGGCTGGGCGTAGTCGACGTGGACGGCGACAGGGTTCTCGAAGGTGAGCTGCGCGACGCTGCGCTCGGCGGGGTCCCAGGCGTTCGTGGTCTCGAGGAACCGGCCCTTCATGCCGGCGAGGTTCCGGCGCTGCGTGTCGGCCAGCTTCCGGCCGCCGTTGCGCTCCACCCACGAATGGGTCTCGTCCTCGAGCGCCCCCGTTATCCGCTGGCCGAGCCGGGATCGGGCCGACGCCGTCACCGGCTCGATCAGGCCGCCGGACGGCAGGTTGATCCGGGTCTCCCCCGTGTCCGGCATGTCGGCGGCGATGGCGCCGAGCTCGATCATCGGCAGGAGCGCGCGCCACACGTTGTCGGTCTGATCCTCGGACACGGCCGTGATCTGGAAGTGGGGCGTCTCCCACGGGCGCCCCACCGGCTCGCCGTCGGCGTCCCAGCCGTCGAACAGCACCGGGCCCTCGCCGTCGCACTCGGCGCACACGATCGCCGCCGAGAACGGACCCTTGCCCCACTTCTGCGGACGGACCAGCTGGCTACCCCGAGGGAACCACCACGCCGACGAGGGCGCCATCCCGGCTCTCGCGTTCGGCTTCAGCCGGTAGTGCCACAGCAGGAACGTGAGCATCTCGTCGGTCAGCAGGAACGGCTGGCCGGCGTGCGGCCCGTCGGGGATCGCGCACTTCGCCTCGATCAGGTCGGCGACGAGGTAGCCGAGACTCGGGAACTCTCCCGGCCGCTCAGGACCCCGCCACGGCACCGAGATCCACCGCCACCACACGTCGCGGGGACGCCGACACCGCCGGGGCCTGCGACCGCGCCTCAGCGAGTTCGTCGGCCACGATCTCCCACCGCAGCCGCAGCATGGCCATCGGCGTCAGGCCGAGGCGATCCTCCATCTGCCGGACCTCAGCCATGTCCCGCACGTCGGCGCCAGGCTGCTCGGCGACGACCAGGGCACGGACGTACCGGGCGACAACCCGCGTCCAGCCCAGGCGCTCCCAGGCGGCGGCCTGCGGCGTGCGCCACAGTTCACGCCAGACGGCGTGCTCGGCCGCCGTGTCGCCGGCGAGGGGGAAAGTCGGGCACTTGCCCCTGCGGCCCTCGGCCGGGAGCTGGAGCATCGTCGGCGCGGCGTTGCGCCGGCGTCGCTGTGACGGGTGCTTCGGGGGCGGACCAGGCATCGCGCCGGGCTCCTTCGTCTACGTGCCCGGCGATCGCCGCCAGGCGATGGGTTCTCGTACACACAGCGAGCGGC